CACATTTCACAGTTGCATTAATAGAGTTAAGAGATGGAAGTGTAGAACAGATAGAACCAAGATATTTTAAATTTGAAATGTAATGGGACACAAGAAGCTAACAGCTAAACAAGATGGATTTGCATATGACATAGCAAACAAGAAGTATGACTTTCAATGGGAAGCATATGAAGCAAACTACAATGTAAAAGGGATGACTAGAAATTCTATATACGTTGAAGCGTGTAAACTTATTCAAAACCCAAAGGTCGCACTAAGAATCAAGGAAATAGAGGATAAAATCAAGGCTAAAGAAAAGGTAACTCTTGATGAGATACTTATTAAACTCTCTCAAAGAGTAAACCTTGATATAAGAGAAATGTTTGATGATAATGATTGTCTTATTCCTATCAAAGAGATGACTCAAGAGCAAGCTATCTTTATAGAATCCTTTGATACTAATGAATTGTGGGGATGGGAAGATGATGACTCAGGAAAGAAGCAAAGAACCCAGATAGGAGTTATCAAGAAAGTGAAGATAGAGAGTATAAGATCTATAATGGATATGCTAATTAAGTACTATGGAGGATATGCTAAGGATAACGAGCAAAAGAGTAGTAATCTAGATGCAATTAGAGAGATAGTCCAAGGAAGTAAGGGTAAATGATGTAAAAAGACAATTTCGTAAGCATTTCATAACCTATTGAACTATAAAGCTTTGCTCTCATAATGTGTTAAATAGGCCACAGGGTGAAGACAAATATATATTACAATCTATACTATTTAATAAATAAATAGTTGTATATTAGCATCGAGGTTGAGTTGTACATCTCGTAAAAGGTTTTCTGACTTACCTTTCCTCGTTTTTTTTAATAGTCAGATCATAGAAAAATGTCAGAAATATGAAAACTACATTTCAAAAAATCAGAGACAAAAAACCATGCGCATCAGGCTGGGAGAAACTAGTAGGCTACTATCACCCAGAATCTCTAGATGAAGAAGTTTCTTTTGAGGAGATAATAAAGAGTAATGGAATCAAAGATGCAATATGGGCGCTCAGATGCATTGACGATAAAGATAATGTCGCGTTATTCTGTGCAGATATTGCAGAGTCTGTATTAACCATCTACGAAGAGAGAAATAAGGAAAATAAAGCTCCAAGAGAATGTATAAATGCCATTCGCTTGTATGTTAAAGGTGATATATCAAAAAATACATTATTAGAAAAAAATCATGCTGCTGCTGCTGCTGCTTATGCTGCTTATGCTGCTGATGCTGTTGCTGCTGCTGCTGCTGCTGCTGCTGTTGCTGCTGTTGCTGCTGCTGCTGTTGCTGCTGCTGATGATGCTGCTTATGTTGCTGCTGCTGCTGCTGATGCTGCTGCTTATGTTGCTGCTGATGCTGATGCTGCAAGAGAAACTAAGTGGCAAGAGATCACAAGTTTGTTTTTTAAATATTTTAAATAGAAGTAAATGGAAGAGATAGATATGGTTTCTGCTGTTAAGGCAGGAAGATGCAGAAGTTCCTTCCATAGAGATAGAGGAAAGGTAGTCCATGCAGTGCCACCTCTTAAAGAAGGAGAAAGCGGATGTTGGATGAAAAAAGCTCTTTGTGGCATAGAACCAGGAAGGAAGAGTTACGGATGGGATCATTCAGCTTTACAAGTAAATTGTCCTGTTTGTCAGAAGAGACTAAAAACATAATCAGCCACAAGAGGATTGGCAAGAAAGGAACGTCTTGCAAGTGGCATACTACCGTGATAGAGCGGTCTTGTTATATTATATGCAGCTCAAAACTCGTAACCATGATGTCTTATGGTTTGACGATGCGTATGTACTAAAGTATTAAATAGGTGAGCTGCTGGTATTGCGAATTACCATTCATTAGCCTTAAATATGCATAAAGACTGACTCCGATAATTCGGAAACCGAGGGAAGAGCAAAACGGCTGACTATTAGAAAGCCTAGGTAGTTTTGACTTACAGGTTCGAGTCCTGTTTCCTTCTCTATGTTTAATTAAAAGAAGTTATAATGGAAATAGATTACAACAAATTAGCAACAGAGGTTCACGCTGAGAATGTGAAAAAAGGATTCTATGATAAAGAACCTGAAAGAAGTATGACGTTATTACTAGTGGTTTCTGAGTTGATGGAGATGATTGAGGCTGATAGGATTGATAATAAAATCACAGCCTCAGGGAAAATAATAGCGAATAAACTATTTAATGGTAACGTAGATGATTGTCCTCCTTTGTTCAAAGAAGTGTTTAAAAAGTCTATTAAAGACACAATAGAAGATGAAGCTGCTGACGTTATAATTAGATTACTTGATTATGCAGGTTGGCAAGGTATAGACTTAACACACAAAGAAGATGTTAATATTTGTGCGGCAAGTGAAGATTTAGCTGAAAACATCTGGGTTATAATTACCTTAATTAACGAGCATAGAATTAATAATAAGCCTAGTATTTATAGTATTCTTAGAAATTGTGATTATGCTTTCAGAATAATCCTTAACATTGATACATGGAAACACGTAGAGCTTAAGAGAAAGTACAATGCGCTTAGACCTCAAAAAAACGGCAAAAAATACTAGTCTATGTTTAAGAACGCAAGGAATTGGATAAAGCTAATAAGATGGATAGTAAACCATCGTAAAGAAGGAAACGCTACGTTTAAAGTGCAAACTAATAGTGATACCTTTGTAATCACAGTCGATGGGTGTGAATCAACTCATGAGTCTTGGAAAAAGAATATGTTGAGAATTAAATATTAAATTTAGAATATGGCAAAGTATAGAAAGTTACCAGTAAAGATTGAAGCAGTACAATGGATCAATGGAAAGCTTAGTGAAGTAACTCCTTGGATAAGTGAAGCACTAAACAAAGATCCTATAGAGGTGGGAGCGATAATAAGAATGGGGGATGATGTATTCATCTCTACATTAGAAGGAGAAATGAAAGCATCTGATGGTGACTACATTTTGAGAGGAGTTAAAGGAGAGATATATCCTTGTAAGCCTGATATCTTTAAAGAAACATATATGCTTATTGGAGAGATAAAGCGTGGAGATATAATAGGAATCAAAAATAATTTAATGAGTGAGCTTGTTAGATTAGGATTTAATAAGGAAGAAATGGAGTCTTTCGTAGATAGGTTTCAGGGTACAATTCAAACAGCAGTTGACGTTTATACATCTCAAGAGCATGAAGCTGAAGAGAAGTTTGTAACGGTTGAGATGTGTTGTGAGATTCCTCTAGCTTGTTGTGATCTGTTAAAACGTCCATACAAAGAACCTGTTAAGAGTGTCAGTAAGAAAGATGTAGGTGATTTACTAGATGATGTATGTAATAAATAAAAGGGGTAGGCGAAAACCTTACAGAGTAGCCAAACTAAAACTTATAAGTAATGAGTGCACATAAAGAATTAGGATATGAAACTCCTTTATCAATGTTAGAAATACTGGAAGTAATAACAGAACCAAATGATGGAGGTTATATATTACGCTGTAAGATACCACGCAGAAAGAATTCTTCAGATACAGACTGCTATATAAATGTAACTGAACATTTTGTATCTAAACACAACACACAAGTAGGAGATTATCTGATGAGCTATGAATCAGGATTTATGGTGAGTGCGCCTGCTGATAATGCATTAGGGATAGGGGAGAAGATAAGTGTGTTAGTTGACAAAATCAAAGAAAAGCCTGAAGATGAGCCAGTAAGAAACAATGAGCAAACAAGGCTAGAATGTATAAAGCAAGCAGTCAATATAATAGGCTTGGATTTCGTGTCGACTGATCAGTCGGTGCTAGGTTTAGCTAAAGAGTTGTTTGAGTTCATTACAGAAAAAGAAAACCCTAAGAGTAAGGTGTGAGATAGTAGTACATATGAAAAGCCTGTAATATTAAGTTACAGGCTTTTTTTTATTATGTCCATCTATCTTTTCTAGTATTCTTAATTCTAGGCTTATCACTCCATTCATCAGATACTTTCAAAGCAATAGCATAAGCTAATCCTCTATTTCCTTCGTGACCATCTCTAGAGCCGATAGTTCCATCTTCCTTCTTTCTTTCAAGTATAGATATATCCTCATATACTTCAAGAGGCAGTTCTTTTATCTTGTTAGTCTCAGCAAGGTCCTTAGTGTATAGATATATCTCTCTACTTGTAGACCTATTGACTTCAAAGCCGAACTCTCTTTCTCTCTTCTTCTTGATGTTATTAACAGACAGTCTAGAGTGTAGTTTATCGTAGCCTATCTTTCTTACCTCTTGAATAACCATATGAGAAAGGTCGTTTTCTTCGTTCTGCGCCGTTCCTGCATCTTTTTTGATAGATACTACTAGTTTTGCTTTTCCGTACAAATAAGACAACTCTAACGCCTTCTTAGCTATCTTTCTTGGGTTTACTGCATCTATATCATAGATAGCAGGAATGAAGTTGCTTAATCTATCATATACAAGTACGCAAGTAGTACCGCTTCTCTCTGCCTCAGACTTCATCACAACAACTGTAATGTAACGATTGTTATATTGTGTATTAGGATAGTCAAATAACATTACATCTCCTTTGTCATTCTCTTCATAGCTTACTGACATAGAAGAAGTATTACCATTCCTTGATTTGTTTTCTTGAGAAGTAAGGAAGATAGGGATTGATCCTATTACTTCTTTCTCTAGCTTACGAAGTGCCCAGTCTGCTATGAATGTATTTTCTTTCATATAATAGTGATTGATAGCATATCCTAATGTGTCAACGTGTTCATCATGTTGTACTTTAGGGAATCCACATATTTGATGTATGAAGTCATTATTCCATGTTCCTTGAACTAATGTAATCCTGCCGCTCTCTGCTTTAGGCTTTATTGTCTCGTGTCTTGCCTTCTTTCCTGCTGCAACAAGCTTAGATTCAGTTTTGTTATGTTCCCCTATGAGTACAAAATTATAATCAGTATCATGTTCTATGTAATTGGCAAGAGGTAGTCCAGAGGCTTTAGGTTCAATGAAAATCCTTGATTTGCTTTTATCAAACTGATTGGTAGCCTCTAGCTCTTTTATGAATGCAATTAAATCAGGAAGCTTTTTCCATACATCATACGAACGTTTTATAATGACATCATTACCTACCTTTGCAATAAGATCTATTCCTGTAGGATCATTCTCTGTCTTTTCTGTGAATGCGCCATCCACCCAGACATCCCATATTATATTGCTAGATAGTTCTTTCTCGTCTACATAATTAAACATCTTAGGAGTAATATCCATTTCGTCTATATTAAACGGTACTTGAAGATATTGTCCAGCATAACCATTTGCACCCATTTCTTCCCTAAGAACATCTAATACTTCTTTAGGTCTACGATTTGGATCTAAAATCCCATCTGTGTATAACTCGATAGCTTCTGGAGGAGATACGTTCTTTATGTTTGCACTTGTAATTTCAGAAGGCAGGCATATATATGATATATCAAGATTCTTATTCAATACATGACCTATAGAGTCATTTTCATGAAGCCTTTGACTGATGTATATATTTAGATAACAGTTAGGGACTTTACGTCTAGAAGACACTGTCTCATCACTAAACCTATTAGCCTTTTCTCTTTCAACGTCACTCTTAGCCTGTTCTGCAGAGATTAAGTCATCATTACAAAATATATCGGCGTGCATTCCAAGAATAGTTCCTCCAACACTGGTGCAAAATCTATTGCCTTTGAAGTTATTAAGCATTTCTGTTTGATTCTGCTTTACTATAACTAAAGGTTTTCCATGTATTACTTCAAATATCTTATCAAAAAGGATGTGCCATTTCTTACTGTCTGTTATAGCTCTTGCTTTATATGAGTGTTGTTGTGAAAGAGTGGCAGAATATGAGATGTTTGCTGTAGACAAGTTGGGAGCATGAAGCCAGCACCAATTAGTGAACGCAATAGTAACAATAGTACTCTTAGAACTACCAGGAGGAACAGAGATACATATCGTTTTCATCAACTTCTCTCTTCTTATGACTTTCATACCCCAATACTGTAGAGTATCACATATGTATTTTATATGAGCAGCATCTTGAAACACCTCTCCAGACATACAGTCCCAAAACTCAAGAAAGAAGAAATAAAAGGACTCATAGCACTGCATACCAATCTTGGCCGCCTCTATTTCTAGTTCTTGTATTTCTTCTTGTTCACTCATGATTTTTATTTCATTCTACAAATATTTCTTTTCTGAATAGCTGCATCTATTGATCGAAACAAAGCAACACCAACCTTTACTTCAACGGAATTGCCTATATATTTCTTTTGCTCTGTTTTAGTTCCTTTTAAAATGTAACCTTTAGGAAAACCTTGAATCGCAAGCATCTCGTGAATTTCTAGAGGTCTTACAAAGATATCAAGTAAACCATTGTTATACATATGCAATTTAAGCTTTTGCATCCAAACATCATCACTAACCTTATAAATAAAATAAGTGACGTGTCCATTTTTATTTAAAATATGAGGTCTGTCCTCTCTAGATCCATC